AACCTGTTTCTCTTTGCTTCATACAGCAATACTATTATTTATCTCATCATATACTTCACGATAAGAAATAAAGTCTTTAATGTAATCGTTACGCTTCTTAATGAACACTTGTGGATGTTCAGAATCAACTGCTATCATAATTACAATTTGTGATACTGGTATTCCAGTTCGTTCTTCATACATGACTGCATACGCAGAACATTGCATAAAGTATCCTTTAATCCAACTCTCTTCTTTTAACTTGCTTGAAGTCTTAAAGTCAATGATAGATAACTTGCCATCATATTCTGCAATACAATCAACTCTACCTGCAACTCTTAAGTGATGAGAATACAAAGGAATCTCTAATGCATGAATGTTGTTTACATGTTTATCCAATAGAGGTTGTATAGATTTAAACATAGCAACAGAATCTGGCATCGTCTTACGTGCATAGTCTTCTTCGTTGTTCAAATAATTTTCACAAATTTTATGTACTCTAGTTCCACGGCTGGATGCTTTAGTCGAAATACGATTGGCTTCTTCTTCGCCCACACGTTTTCTCCATTCAAGGATTTTATCTTTGCCGTGTTGAGAGGTAATGGTAGTGACAGAAGGATACAAAAGACCTTCAGGAGTTTTATAGAAACGTTTGCCGTTAACAGTTTCAGTTTCTAAATCATAGTCAATGTCACATCCGATATGTTTGAAGTTCATTATTTTCGTATACCATAAAATATAAATTGAAGAATTTTTCTCCGCTGTCTGAAACACCTCCAGAAAAATTACGAATAGGGAATAGCCTTAGATGACGTAGTGTATCATAAAGATCCACATCTGTCAAGTTTAAAACATCTTTTGTCAAATCGTCCAAATATATATCATTGAACCTAATGTCAAAAGATTTTCGTTTGCTATTTTCATCCTCAGTAGTATATAGAAGAGTAAGTTTTTTACGTTCAATACTTTTCGGAATAAAATCGGCATACAAATCAAATCCTGATTTCTTCACTTCAGCTTTTATTGCTTCTTCAGTTACTTTTTTAATTAAACTATATTTTGCGATAACATACTCAGATGGAGATTTTGGATTCCATTTTACGGCAAAAAGTGCATCAGATTTGTGTGTACTCCTCGATGCATTTTTTGCGCCTTTGTCAATATATACTTTGTATCTGAGTTTATCTCCATCGGCTTCTAAAGACAATCCTACCATGTATGCTTGCGCCCACTCTTCGCCTAATCTCTTAAGTAAGTGTTCTGGAAAGTTATATTTTTTTACAATTTTGAATATGTCATTTGCGTAGATATTACCTTTGTTTATGCCGACAATAATTCTGCCGGCAATAACATCATGCTTTGTCACTTTAACGGAATGTTGAATTCCTTTAATTTCAAAGGGTCTAAAGTTTTCTAAAAATTCTCGAATGTGTGGATTGGAAACTCTAGAGTTATCAATCGGATGAATCTTCATGTTGTAACTTTGCCAAAATATAATCTTTTACCAATGAGGATCGAACAATGTCATCTACAGTAAATTCAATCTTTGTAAATGCATTCATGTGATATGCAATATCAAAGAATTTAAGAATACCCGATACATCATTCTTCTTTTTGTTCAAGTCAGTTTGGCGATAGTCACCACACCAAATAATCTTAGAGCGATATCCAACCCTTGTCATAACTGTATCTATCTCTTCAAATGTCATGTTTTGCATTTCATCCACAATAATGATAGCGTCATCAAATGACATACCACGAATGAATGATGTGGAGATAAATTCAATGTGCCCCTGTTCTTCTAATCTATCCCATGCATCTTTGCGACCAAAAAGAGTGTCGCAGATTTGACGATATGGTTGTTGATAGATTTCCATCTTCTCATTTACATCACCTGGCAAATGTCCAATCTCTCTTGATTGAACAGCAGAACGTACTACAATAATTTTATTAAATGGATTTGATTTGTCCATTACTTCTTCGATTGCTTTGTATAGCGCACAGAATGTTTTACCTGTACCTGCTACGCCATGAAGTGCTACAAAATAGTCTCCACGTTTGTATGCTTCGAAAAATAGTTTTTGGTTTTCTGTTAACGGATCAAAAGTTTTTAAATCATCTAGTCTGAGTCTGAGTGTGTTATTGACTGATTTTAGTCTTGTTGTTGTTGGAATATCGGGTTCAGTATTTGCTACTTTTGGTGTAGCTGATTTTCTTGCCATGGGAGCCCTTTTACTTGTTGTGTAATGTATCCCCATTATTAGAACGTATTGACGTTACCTAAAGGATGTGCTTCTTTAGCTTTTGCAAGGACTTCTCTGAATCCATTGTCTGGCTTTCGTAAGCCCAACCTAATCGGATCGCCTAATGATGGGGCGCCTAGCATAACAGATTCATAGTGAGGATTTTGCTCTAAAAATTCCTCTCTATCAGCAATCTTAAAAAGTCTTTCGATTATTTCACCAGTCTCACGATGGCGAAAGTTGTATGTTGGCATTCTTTACTCCGTATGAGAACCACTCTGGTGTTTCTCTGTTTTTCCATTTTGCAAATCTACTCTTATCATGTATATAGTAGTTCTGATATGATTTGATTGCATCATTCGGCACTTTATATGTATCTGGCATTGCAAGAGTAGGTTCTGTAAAGATTCCTTTAGGAATATTCATTGGATCCAAATAAAGTGCAGACATTAATTTTTCACATGCATGTTTCTTACCATATCTATATGTGTATTCTTGCAAAAGATAAAACCACATGCGATAAAGCCAACGATAATTTTCTTTCGATTGTCTCACCCAAATAGCGGATGGATGATTAACATGACTTGCTTTATATAAAGTATGTTCAGATAATTCATCTTTCATGCGCCAACGTTGAATGTTACGATTGTTAGCAGTCTTATCAGTATACTGTTCGCCATCAAGCACACGGTGTGCAGTTGACATAAGTTGTGCATACTCAATAATCATTTTAACAACGTGTTTATCCAAATGCATTTTAGCGCACGTTGATGGATCAGGATCAAGATAAAAAATGTTCATATGAAATCGTAAGTCTTTTCAAAAATAGGACCATCACAAATATAAAGTTCTCCGTCAATACCTTGCATAAGATAATCACCAGCTTTGCCTTGCTTGTAATTACCTTCAAGTGTATTTACACGGAAATCTTCATCAATACGTTTAGCATGAATAACAATGGGACGTTTCATGCATGGTGACATATCTACAACGTTTTCAAAGGTATCAAATAATTTCATAATTTCTCCACAAGTGTTTGTTCGCCCAATTCTTTTCCAAACGACATGTTTTCATAGAACACACGTACAAGCCCCTTACGTGCAAGTGAAACACATGTCACACATGCACCAAAGTAATTTACATTTTCAGTAATATCTTCAATTGATTCACTCGGAACGCCTTCAGCACGGGATAACATTTCTGTCATCAATACAATATCTTCCATACCATCATTGAATTCGCTATCACCTTCTTCAATGATTTCAGATAGTATTTGTAAATTTTCATCGGAGATTTTTGTGAAGAATTTACCTAATGATAAGTACTGGTGTTTCATTAGCATTTTTGCTACGGATTTTGTTATGGGTAAAAGACCTTCTGCCTGAATAATCTTTTCCATGTCTGGATGCGAATTCTCAAAATCCATTGGGTCAGTCATTTAAATCTCCACGTATTTTAGTTTAAAGTCATCGGCACGAATTTCATAATTTATGTATCCACGTGGATTGCAAACAACCCTAGTAGTGCCAACCATGTAATCAAATTCTTCGTGCGTATGCCCATGTGTCCACAATTTGATTTGTGGATGATTCAAGATGAAATTATCTAAACGGCTACTGTATGCACCATTCATAATCACTTCGGTTTGATATCGTGGATGCGTAGATGCTTTGCTAGGCGCATGATGCCCAACAACAACATACTTGTTTGGATTCATGCTTGCAAGCATAGCAATAGTCGCTTGAATGTATTCTAACATTTTTTTATGATCTTGTACAGTATCTTCTGGCAAGAATTTAGCAGGACGCTTATGGAATTCTGCTTTCTGAATTGGCAGTCCATTCTCATCTAACTTAACATTGCCATCACCATCATATGCATTGACCATTGTTTTATATGAAACCATTTCGGTGCTGTTTTGAATGACACGAAAATCATTCATCACACCACGAATGTGTGCAAGTGTCACAGGGTCTTGTGCATTCATATCAGTCCACAATGTACCACCAATGAATGTTACATCATCAATCGTTACATGTTCTTTGTCGAGAATGTGTAGATTCTCAATATGTCCTAAGTACTTTTGCAAAATTGAAAACGTTTCAGCATAGTCACCATGATAGTGTTCGTGATTGCCTGCAACGTAAATCACTTTAGGAAATTGAAATGCACAGCGAGTAAAGAAATCAACATAACGTTGAGTCTTACCGCCTTTTACTATATTAGTAGTATTCGAATCGCTAAAATCAGATGCAACGCAAATATCGCCAGACAGTATTAATACGTCAGCGTTTTCTTCATTCTTCAAAATCAAATCACCAAACTCAAGGTGAACATCGGATGCAATAGCAATTTTCATTTTTTACTCTCAGTCTGTATGAGGTGGGAGAACATATTCTTCACCGAAATAAAATTCGAGTTTTTGAATAGTCTCATTTACATTTTTATGTAGAATACCAATTCCGCCTGCTTTAACAAATCCGTCAAGCACGTAATCGGTGTCATCAACAAGTATAATAGATGGATCAGCATATCTTGCTTTCAATCTACTGCCAGGACAAATATTTGCTTTATATGGAATACCATGTTCACATAACCAAGCAATTTTTTGTGCCGTCACTTCATTGTGATGTTTTAATCCACCACTAGATGATAGAATTTCAATTGTCACATTAGGAATAGTTTTCACATATGCTAATAGTTCTTGTCCGCCAGGATTCCAATCTAATGTGGCAAAGTTTTTGCCTTCAATAAAAGTATTCCAATTTGGAGAAAAGTTTTTTCTATCTCTAGATGTGCTAGGACTTTCATTGAATAATTCTTCGTATCGCTTATTAAACGAACAAAGTACACCATCCATATCTAAATATATTTTTGTTACATCCATAAAATCAATCCAACTACTATAGCAATTACAAGATATTCCATCAGAGTGAAATGTTGAATTAGTTTATAAAACCAATCGTATCGTAACAATCTTTGATATATGCTAAATTTCATTCTGACATTCTCGCAATTAAATCTTGTAAAACAGTTTCTATCTCAAAGCTAGGAATGCTTGACATATACTGAACGTATGTTACAACTTCAGTACCAGTCAAGCCAAAGTCCCATGCTTGAAGGATGTATCGTTCTATTACTGCACGGTCATCCATATCACTCCAATAATTTATGTTCTAATATATGCTTCAGCAAATGCACGGTCTTCGAAATCCTCAACGTCTGTATCGATTTCGTCTAACAGATTAACGGGTTTCTTTGCGGAAGACTTCGCCATTGCGTTCATAATTCCTTCGAGGGAATCGCCAGCAGGCATAGTAACAGGAGTAACTTTCTTCGCTTTCACGGGAGCCGCTTTAACAACGGGAGCCTTAGCAGTCTTAACTGCCTTCACTTTGACAGGTTTTGCAACAGGTGCAGTACCAGCGCCAACGAGTTCATAACTCACAACTGTACGGCCATCACGATTGGCACGAACAGCAAAGCCCGTGTTTTTTTTGATTTCCCACAGATAAGTAGAAAGTCGAGTCGCAACAATGCCATCAATCGCACGAATGGTGCTAACTGGAACTGGCGCAGTAGCGGCTTGCAAAACTTCAAAAATCTTTGTGTATTGTTGAACAGATTTAGTCATAATATAATTTCCTTAAAAAGAGTTAACTAAGAGATACATGGTAACACACCATGGGGTGTTTGTCAAGCGGTAACAACAAAAGGTTTGTTCCATTTGCCAACGTTGATATGAGCATAGTAAGCGGTATCGAAATAATCGGTCATCGCATCGCTACGGTCATAATAATCACCAGAATAAATCGCAGTAACGATTTTGGTCATTAGTTCTTTTGCTTTACCAGAATAGTGATCCCGATAATGATAATGATTCACTTGGTCGTAACCACTTTTATTGGGTTGAAAACCACGTGCCACTTGATAAGAGTCACGGCCGCAAGTTTCGTTTGCGTTCGCAATAAAGTCAACGGGTGCGGACTTGATTGTGCATGTAATAGATAAACTATCGCAACGCAGGGAATATTTAACGCCAGTACCTTTAAGTGCGGCATCCAAGTTTGCTTTAATCTTCGCTTTACGTTCTTGATTCATATAAGCCATGTTTAATTCACTCCATAAAAAATACAGTCTTCATCATACGAATCGGATTCATACGTCATCGTATCGTAGTAAGCATTCATAGTATCACGGAATGCTTGGTAAGTCAAGTCAATTTCTTCTTCTTGTTGGGTTAAAGCAACAGTCTGTAATTCAACGTTTATCAAATCAATATTCATAATTAGTCCTTAATCTCACAACCAACACCTTAAGTATCGCATGAAAACCACCGCCTGTCAAGGGTTTTTTTGGTAATGTTGCAAAAAAGAGACAGAATTAGGGCGGTTTTGGGCGGCTTTTAGATATAAGTTGATGCTAGAGTACATCCGAACCCTCAGAGGCGCCCAAACGGCGGTCTAGACAGTTCCTCCGTAGTAAGGAATCAGCAATTCTAAAGCGGCAATGATTTTGATGTGGTTTGTAACATCTTCTGGATGTAACCATTTACCTTCTTTAAAATCTTCAATGTCTTTTTGCAAATATTTTAATTGATCCTGTAACACCAATAGAGTAATTCTGTCTGCGGTATCAAAGTCAATTGTAAGTCCGTTACTCATAATTCACCTCAAAAATGTTTTGGTTATTTTATCTGCACAGTAATGACCATCCTTGCCATTGTCGCCCATATCTTCGCAAATGTTTATGCATTCTGTTAAAATTAAATCTGCAAATTCTTGAAGTCGCACATGACTAATACAATGCTCTACCTGTGCCTTTATGGCAAGTTCTTTAAGTCGTTCATTCATTCTTCTTCTCCAAACTCTTGTGTTATTTGATTCACCATATCACACATGCAACTAAAACAAGTTGGACAGAATGATACACTTAGCATACCAAAGTAGCCGTGTATGCCGCCTTCTTCATCCGTGAATGAACAATTACAGATACTACATTTATTCATGCGAATTCTTCAATATCAAATTTAGTCATAACGATTTGACCCTTTACTTTCTTAGGATAGAATTCGGGTGTTGTCATTGTCTCTGCAACAAGAATCTTACCGAGTGCGATCCATTCAACAAGCGGCATTGAAATGTCAGTATACGTTTCGAGATATTCTTGGCATTCGGCAAAAGTTTCGAATTGCTTTGAGTCAAGTGTGTTTGTCAATTTTGGTTTTGCGAGTAACATAATTTATTCCTTATAAACAAGTGAGGAGGTACCATCGTATCGTGAAATGTCTTCGTTCCATGAAGGTGGTTGTCCGCACTCAAAATGCGCTACATCACGACCTTCAATGTCTTCTTCAACATTCAAAATATCAACTTCATCGGTGTAGTGCCAATCGTGGCACCATTCACAATAAACTTTAAATCTATCTTGTGCCATTTGGCGTTTGCTTTTAAAGCCTGTCATGTTCACTCCGCAGAAACTGGGTCTAAACAAAATTGTGCAAACTCTTCCCATGTACCTTCGAACAATGGTTCTTGGTCATATGGACTTTCACCATATGGAAAATCGTGATACACAATCACTTTGTTTTCGTATACGTGATATTCATAATCTTGGCTGTAGTCACGTCCAGTCATTGGTGCGTAGATATAAATTCCACCAACACCATGTTTCAATTGAACAACTAATTGGGCGGCAAGACAACCCATGCCATTTGCCTCAGCAGAATTTTTATCACTATACCCATTGACTAGGGTTTTAGAATTTAAAAACTGAGCCAGTTCGTGGCCATGCCCTGAGGGATAGCCATCGAATTGCCGATAGATACACATGATTGGTTCATTAGTTCCGTCATCGGAATTAGAACCATCGTACACAAAAGTTAAAGACCGAGTACCCATTACATATTCTCCTTTGCCATATCATAACCATTCATAAAATCATCATTGGAAAACAACAAGTCATTCCAACGCTTCTCAACAATTTTCTCAACCCATTCAACTGGACAGCCAACTTGCTCTGCAATTTCTTCGCAAAGCATAACTGTAGTGTCTAGTATCTCATTAATTTCAATTTCAATATCGCTCATTATGCATCCTCACGCATTACACTAACACCAATCAACATGCCGATTAGACCGACAATTGCAATCATCATTAAAGTAAACAAGTCGGCATCGGGATTCACTTCAATACCACCAACGGCACCAAAGACAATTAGAAAACTAACAAGCATTATAATAGAACCACGCATTAATTCCAACTCCTAACATTAAGTACTTCAATTTCAACAAATTCATCTTCAACACCATCAGGTATTTGCTTTTCAATGGTATTAGCAAAATACACAGCGGCATCATTATTATCAAATGCCTTCAAATTGACCCAACCATTTTCAGGACTAAAACTCTTAACGATATAAACTTCCATCTTAATCTCTTTTCAACTGAACAAATTCTAGTATAGCACAATGGGAAACAATGTCAACAACTATTTTCAAGACTGTTGTTTTCTTGCAACACCAGAAATTTGCCACAATTTCTCTTCACCTTCATAATCGTATGCGTGGACAAAAAGTTTTTGTCCGTATGCTTCGATAGTACCCCAATTATCATAAACATTATTCGGGTCTGGTTCTACAGTAACGTTCCGCATAATTTCACAATACCCTTTTTGTCCCGTAGGCAATTTGCTTTTAAAATATTTGTAATTATCGGGATAAGTGATAAAGATTTTAGATTTCATTTTAAGCGGCCATCAACATAATAGTAGGGTATTTCACAAAACCAGTGGTGTCTTTTTTTGCTTTGCCTTTTGCATACAAACCAACCACAACACCTTTAGGGTCAAGGAAACGCAAATCGGATTCGTCACCATTGAAAACTGGCATACCCATATAAGTCTCAGGCATTGGCAAAGTTTTCTTAATACCGAACACGGTAGCAACATTATAACCTTGTTGGATTGCTTTAGCAACATCGGCATCATTGCCGTCAGCGGCAGAGAATGTCAAATGGTAGTTAGCGATATCAACAATTTTACGACCAAGAATCTTGGTGTAGTCATAGAATTGGACTTCAGGAAAAGCGGTGAACATGTTACGGAACAATTTTCCGTTACGAACAACTTCATACTTTTCGAATGCAAGGTCGGAAGTACCATTCAAACGGAAAACAGGAACAAGGTTCATCCGTTTGCTTTGCTTAATTGCTAATTCAATATCGGCAACCAGCAGGTTCATAAATTGAATACGGTCTTCGAAAAACATTTTGGTTTTACGAATACGTGCTTTTTGAATAACGTTAGTGGTCTCACCACGCTTAAACATACCACCACGACCAGCAGTATTCAAACAAGCGGCAGTACAACCAGCGGTACGTTTTGCACAAGTTTCATAACCACTCAAATCGGCGGGAGCCAAATGCAGAATGTAGGTGTTGTACCCTTGGGACATTCCCTTGAGGACTTTAGGATTTCCAGTAGAAAGTAATTTCATTTCATTTCGCCATAAAAAAGATTTTTCACGCTATCGTAAAATTTAGGACTTTTCACGCTATCATAAACGCTGGTGGAATCACCGTGGTCAACTAAACGATAAACATTCCAACTAACATCAAGTTTAGATGCCGCTCTAGCCAATGCATTGTTGAAGGAAGGCAAATCACTAAACATGATTTTTGCTTCGCCCCAATAAAATGTATTAGTTTTGGAGAATTTAATTAATGTCGCTGTTTTCGTTTTCATATAATTTTTGTTTCTTTTCTTAATCTCTAGACTCTAGTATAACAGAATCGGCAAACATGTCAACAACTATTTTCAATAATGTTGTAGAAAAACAACTATTTTTGATACTGTTTTCTAACACGTTTTCGCTTCTTTTCTCAATCTCTAGACTCTAGTATACCACAGTAGGAACATATGTCAACAACTATTTTCAGAAATGTTGCAGAAAAACAACGAAAAAAACCGCCTTTTGGGCGGTTTTTCTAGTCTCGGAGGGGTAGATGTACAGTCTAAAGCGGAAAGCCGCCCAAAAGCCTGGTTATGGGGTCTGTTTGTGCCAATTTTTGATTGCTTTTTCTAAGTCTTTGAATGCTTCATCCTCTTCGGTACTAGTAACTGTACATGTAGTACCTTGGTTCACAGAACCATTTATCGTGATATTATTGAACATGGTGTCCATGCTATTATCATTATTCACAAATGTTGTTTTTGTTTTCACAAATGGTTGTCCGTTTTCAAATCGATATTCTTCCTCTTCGGATTCCATATCTTCTTCATCCCTAACTGCATCAAATACAGTTTCGAATTTTTCATACAAGGTAGAATCGATATCGTCAATCATAGTTTCCATTGTGTAGATTGCAGACTGCAATACTTTAATGTCTACGTAGTTTTCTGTACCAGCAACAAGAAGTTTAAAGAGATTTTTAAATTCTCCGACTCGAATGATTGCTGTTTCTAAATCATTTAATTCGCCCCAATGTTTCATATTGACTCCAATTTAATTTGTTGATTGTGTCGTGGTTGTTCACGAACGGACTCTTTGATAGTGTTTTGAAATTTACTAACACTACTATCTATAAGCATAGCAACTCCAGAAGTTCCAGCAGTCGCTAAAAAAATTCCAAATGCAATTCCACTTAAAAATTTAATCATGCTATAGTCCACTCCATCTCATCACGAATCTCTACAGATTCTGCACCATCATATTCGTGAATTCGAAAAGCGGTACCAACAGGCAACCATTGAATTGTCAAAAAGTCTGCACCACCACAGTATGTGCGTGGATAAACAGCAGTAACATATGATTCAATTGCTTCTTCTGAATCTCCACGTTCAACCATAGTGACTAATGTTGGATCAAACAGCATAAAGTCACGATTATCTTCTTCGCCATTATATGCCCATGAAGACCAACCAGCACCAAATCCTGGAGACACTAGTACTGCAACTTTTCCATCACGAATAACTTTATTCATTAGTCCACCTTCATCGCATTCAATTCACTAATTTTTTGTGCTTCGATTTTATCTGTTTGTTTGTCTAACTCACGGAAAGATTTAGATGCACGTAACTGAGCATAGAGTGCGGCATTACGTTGTACTTCAGCAAGCATAATTTTGTTTGATTCATCAGCAGAGAAACGTAGTCGAACAAACGAACGGAAACCAGAACCTTCTTTCACTACCATAAAGTTTTGACGTTGCACACCAACTAGATTTACTTTAGCAACAATCAATCGTGTAGTACGTTCGATATCAGCATTAGCAACACCTTTACCTAGCACACCAGATTCAACTGCAAAGTCTTTCATCATAGCACTAGTGTATGAAGAATAATTAGATGCAAGTTCACGTTTAGCAGACAACATTGCTTTGTCTACAGAGA